CGTCCATGTTCACTCCTTACGTCGTGGATACCGATACTGTACCCAATTGCACAGATAAAACCAAGTTATTCGGTGTCAGCGCAGCATCAAAAAAGCGGCTACCGCCCACCGGATTCCAGCCCCATTGAATAATCCTGCTACCGCCCGTTTGATAACCTTCCGTGTTCACGCCTGCAATACGGTAGGTGCTGTCCGGACGGGGGTTTCTCAGACCCTGCGGATCATCAACCGGGTACATACCCAGTTGCAACTGAGGCTGATCAGGCTCCCAGCACTCAGGACAAACCAACATGTTGATGTTCTTTGTCTTGACTACCAGCGTCTTTAGTATTTTTAGCTTAAATCTAAAGCCACACCTATCGCACATGGCGATGGCGTTCTTGCCTGATGCAAACCTGTTAGACACAGTTAGGTGCCACCAATATAGGCTTTACGCGGCACAAACCGCACAGCCGCCTTCTCGCGGTCTTCATCTGCGGCAAGCTGCCATGCCTCGTCGTATTGAGCCTTGAGCGTCATGAGCCGGTCGGCGGCGTTGGGCAGCTTCATAGCCAAGTAGTAGGACAGCCCGGCCACCAAGCAGGGCAGGAAGCGGAACGGCACATCTGCCACGTTTACACCGCCACCGGCGTCCTGTGTGCGGCGCAGACGCCAGTACACGAGCTGGTAGGACTGGGAGCCGTCCGGGGTAGGCCAGACCGTCACAGCAGGAACCTGCGCCCAGTACACCGCCGTGCCGTTGGTGTGGCTGGCTGCCGCCGTATTGTCCTGACCACGGGAGCAGCCCGTCAGGGTGTTGCCGCTGATGGCTCCATACCCGATGATCTCGCTGTCCACCTTGATGAAGCCGGTAGCCGGCAGGCCAACCGTGGAATCAAGGGTAACGGTCGTATTGTTCGAAGACAGGGTGCCACCAGAGATAGACAGCCCCGTGGGGGTTATCTGCCCGTTGTAGCGCTGCACCCAGATCTGGATAGGACGAGCCTGCTGCAACTTGTTGGGCAGCGTGGCATACGTAGAAATGCTAATGCGGGTGATGGTCAGGTCAGCCTGCGTGGCAACGTTACCAGCCCCGGTACGGATCACATGCTCAAGCAGGTCAACCGTGTCGTTGGGCAGCGGATAGGTATTCTGGCCTTGGACGAGGTTGATCGTCCCCTGCTCAAACGTCCACATGTTGATGCCACGGTTGGCCCAGTCTGCGAACAGCAGGTTCAAGGACCGGCGGGCGGTCTTCAGGTCATAGCCCGTGCGCAGCTCACTACCAGCACGCTCAAACGCCTCCTCGACGATCTCAGAAAGATCGAGGTTAAAGCTGCTGACGCCGGAAGTGGTTGCCATTTAGTCACCTTTTCGCGGTTTTAGCCGACTGAACAAAAGCTTCAGCCGTTGGAGCGCCTTTGCTGCCAACTCGCCGCATCTTTTCGCCAGACCCCGCAGCGATTCTCTTGCGCTTTGCATTGATATTGGCATACAGACCCACCTTTCCGCCCTCGGCGTACATGTCTACGGTGTTCGGGTCATCCGTGCGGTGGATGACCTTTTTCTTGGGCATCTTGCTGGGGTTGATGGCCCCCATGCCACGACTGGCTCTCATACCATTCTCCCCCGTGTATGGCCCTTGGTGATGCACCCATCTGCACGGGTGACACCACCTTTAGCCATTTTCTTGGCCTTGGGCGCGGCAAACATCTTGTCCGCAAGATTCATCGGCTTGGTGTCATGAGCCAAAGACGGTCGCGCAGGCGCGTTCGTCATGTCCTCATACATCTTCTTGACCGACTTCATGCGGGGGGTGTCGTCCATGATCAGTCCTTAGCGCATCCGACCTTTGGTCTTGCCGCGTTGAGCGATGCCATCACCACGGCGAGAGGCACTGCTGACAGAGCCGCCAGAAGCCATCTTCACTGCGCCGCCCTTCTTAATGCCGTCAGTGGCTTGCCCTCTACGATATTCAAAAAGCTCTTCAGCGGTAGGACCACGTTGCGGGTTTTGATATCCCACAGCAGCAATCCTGCCTCGACGACCGCGAGCCGTTTCTCTTGCCATATCCGTGATATTTTCACGGGCTGCATTAACCGCACGCATTTCTTCAAGATTGCTAAAAGCAGGGCCACGCTGCGGATTTTGATGCCCCATGGCAGCAATCGGACCACGACCAGCGCGGGCGGTCTCCCTTGCCAAGCTTGTGGTGTCTTCACGCACAGGAGCCGTAGATTGCACTCTGCCGCCGGGGGTAGAGACAACCGGACGCTGCCTTCCGGTAAATCCCCCGCCAAGAACTCGTCCGGTAGGGTCATAAAGATCCCCGGTCTCTTGGTTACGTCGCAGACCCAGAGGCTCAATTCCACCCTCCATGCCACGGGTATCTTCAAACCCGGCGGCCTGAGCGGCAGACGCTGCTTTAGGCATAGTGCCACGATCTTCTACGGGCGTGGCTGCTGCCTCTGCGGCGGTTTTCTTGTCGCCACGGGCCATGTACATGCCCAGAGCGCCAAGAGCTGCGAGACCCGCTAGATTACGTTCTCTCTTTGCCATGTTGGCTCCTTAGCAAATCTTGCCGCGAGTCTTGCCTCGCTGTGCAATACCATCTGCGCGAGCGGAGGCAGAACCACCGGCGGCCATCTTCTTAGGCTTCGATGCCTTGGGGGCGGTCTTGACCGAGCCACCATCGATGTCTTGCGGAGGGGGCGTGCCAGAACCCACGTCATACGTGCCGTCTTTAACGGCGGGTTTCTTTTCCAGTATGTCCATGATGACTCCTTAGCAGGCCTTGCCGCCCATTTTCATCTTGACCATCTTGCCTTGGGTCTTGCCTTTGACAGCGACACCATCACGGCTGGGGGCTGCGGTCTTGACTGCGCCCATCTTGGTCATGCCACCCTTAGCCATCTTCATCTCGCCCATCTCATGCTTGATCATGGACTTGGGGGCACCGGCCTTCTTCATGAAGCCGATTTCTTTCTTGACCATCGCCTTAGATTCTTTCATGTCGCCACCTTTAGAAAAAAGAGCCTGCGAGCCGTGTTCGGTCTTAGGCTTGTTGATACGTTGCGAGTCAGCTCGCGTCTTGGTGCCAAAGCTCTTCCCTTTGTCTGCCTTCAAGAATTCCTTGCCGACAGACTGAGGGATACCTACCCGCTTGGCGGCGGCAGGATCATTGGCGACCATCGCCATTAAATTGTGCTGTTTCCCGCTAACTGAGGGCACTTCGCTGCTCCTTCATGAACTCGTCAAGCTTGGCATCAAAGCGATCAAGGCGTTGAATCACCCGGTTCATGTCGTTGTGCATATCCATCTTGGAGACAAACTTCTCTGCATTCTCTTCGCGGGTCTTGCTAAGAAGAATGGAAAGACGCTTGACTTCGTCGTGCGATATCTTCACCCAAAACAGCAGCAATGCCGAGGCGAACGAAAGCACGGTATTCCAGATAGGCATTTCCATGACTTAGCAATTCCATGCACGCAGAGATTTGTTAATCCGGGAGTTTGGGTCTTTCGCGGTCTTCTCCGAGGTGAGCTTCTTCTTCATTCCACTCATCCTTGCACAAAAGGAGTCGCGCCTTGACCCGCCTTCCGGCTGCGGGGGCTTTAAATTCATCCCTTGGGCCTTCGCAGAGGCGCGCCCCTTGGCGTTCAGACCACCTTTGGGGTTCTTGCCTTCTTTGCGTTGCCATGCCGGGGACTTAGCCATAAAACACCGTTGTGGTCACGTTGGTAACGAGGCCTACAAAAATGCCGTTCGGTGCCAAGATCCCTTCACCGGGAATGATGACGTTGAAGGCAGTCGGGTTGTAGGAGTCAGCTTCCAACAGGATGTCCGCATACATAGCCACCGCAGGCGAACCCGTGATGGAGCCGGTTGCAGAATCCGTGACCGTGAACGTGTCGGTGCCAGTTACCGTAACAGGATAAATGTTATCCGTCGCAGTGCCGCCCGTGCCAGCCGAGAAGTCCAGCCAGACACGATCACCAGTGGTCAAACCATGGTTGGTAATCGTCACCGTCACGGTGTTGGTAGATCTGCCATAGGTGCCTGACTGAGTCAGATTGTCTGCAAACACGGTATTGCGTGTTGCTGCACTAGCGTTTGCGGACACAATCGCCCCCTTGATGCGCGTGCGGTAGTTAACCGCCACGCCCGTCGAAGACATATGTACCGACTTAACGTCGTATTGCACCATGTCGGCCTCCTATTAGGACAGGGCAGCGCCGACAGCAGTAACCCAAGCAGAGCCAGTGCTAATCACGAGGCAGTACTCGTTGTTGCCAGCGCCGTTGTCGCTGATCAAACGGACTTGACCTTGGTTGCCAGCGGCAGCAGTAGGCAGCGCGGAGGTCAGGATGGGGGTCAGACGCAGGAAGCTCGACACCGTAACGCTCGTCACGCTAGAAGCAGCGCCGAGGGTAGAGGTGGTGGTGGTGACGCCCGTGGTGGGGTCGATAGAGATGGTCTCGAAGCCGTTTTGCGACCGAACCGGGCCGTTGAAGCTGGTATTAGCCATGATGATTCCTCACATGCGAGTATTCGTTTGGGCGCTCTGTCTGCATGTCGTCAGCCGGGACTGTCAGAAACGCCGGGAACCCCGGAGTGCCCTATTTGTATCATGTAGTTTAAATGTCGTCAATAAAAAAGGGGGCCGAAGCCCCCTTTTCTTAGATACCGAGGTATCAAGACGAACCGGACGAACCCCACATGCCGAGGGGATCAGACCAGCCGAACGAATAACGCTCGCGGGACTTGTAACGGACGTTGCCGGTATCGAAGTCGCCGTCCATGCTGTTTTGCAGCGGGGTGCGAACGAAATGCTTCATGCCGTTCGGAACGTCGGTGGTCAGGAACCATGCGTTCGGGTCGGTCAAGAAGTGGTTCACGGTGTAGCCACCGGAAATGGTGCCCATCTGCTTGATCGCGTTGATGTCGTTATCAGCAGAAGCAACACGCAGTTCGGTGTCCAGCAGACGCTTGGACGTGAACATCAGGGCCGGGGGAACCACCAGCTTAACCGGCTTGGCAGCGATCAGCAGACCACGTTCGTCGGTCCACGCAGCGATTTGAATCGTAGCGTTTTCCAACGAGGTTTCGTTCAGATCGACCGCAACAGACGGGCTGTTGTAGTTCACAGTGCCGCCAACGGTGGGGTGACCCACGCGGGCAGAGCTGGAGTTCACACCGAACAACGAAACGCCGTCACCGCCCGGGTAGGAGCCGTTAAAGCCGTTGTTCAGGATAGAAGCAGCCTTGACCTGCTTGGTGTAGGCCATAGCACGAGCCAGAGCTTTGGTATAGCGGGCAGACAGGCTGTCATACAGGTTGTCTTCCACAGCTTCTTCCGTGATGGAGAAGCCCAGAGCGATGGTTTCGTGGGTGTAGCGAGCAGTGAAAGCTTCCTGCGCGTTGTCATAAGCGATGGCAGAGCCTTCGTTCTTGACAGGTGCAGCACCGAAGCCAGCGAGCTTGGTCTCTTCTTCGAAGGAACGCTCAGAGGTCTCGGTTTCGTAGATTTCCTTGTGCTCTTCGCCGTAGCGGGCATATTCCATGCCGAACAGGGCGTTCAGACCGGGCAGGAGTTCTTTAAGTAGCTGTGCACGAGAGATAGCCATTTTTAATTACTCCTTAGATGCCGACGGCATTGGTGTAGGCGTGAGCGCCCGGGTTGAACTTCACCAACACTTCGGTGTAGGTATCGGTCAGCGGCGAAGCAAAACCGATAATCTTGAAGGCGGCGGCGGTGGTCACGGTGGTCGACTCCAGAGCGCTGGTCGAGTTACCAGTGGTGGTCGAACCAGTGCTGGTGCTTTGAACAGCCGCGAAGAAGGTGTTCGTACCAAGAGCGGCTTGGGTGACTTGACCGTCCAACTGAGCTTGGAACGTCACGTTGGGGTCGGTGATCACATACGCAGTCACCACGCCGGTCGTGCCGGAGGGGTAGTACTGAGCATAGATCTGCTGACCTTGCGCGTTGATGTAGGAACAGCCAACGAACACGCCCCAAGCGCCAAGAGTATTGCCGCCGAGGTTGTTGGTCGTTAGGTCTGCGCCAGTAGCGGTAGACAGAGCGATGTAGCCGTCGGCGTCAATGATGACGACTTGGCCGTTGAAAAGGTTAGTACCTGCGCCCGTGGTGGGCTTGATCAGGAACTGACTCGTAGCGCCGGCATAGGGCATGCCGTCGTTACGGTTGACGGCACGTAGGCCGTAGGGAGCATTGGTCATTGCCATTTAAGGACTCCAAATTTAAGAACCAGAACCGAAACTGACCTTCGTCTTCTTCTCAGAGAAAAGAGGCATACGAGGATCATTTTCACGAAGGAAGTTGTTGTCTACCGATTCCATCTGAGCCTTGTTCTGCTGCGCATAATGTTGTGCGCGTTGAGCCATAAACTCTTCCGGGATGCGGCAAAGCAACAGTCCACCCACCTCAATGTTGCCTTTAAAGCGACCTTCGGTGGAAGCGTGCATCATGAGTTCAGGATAGTCCTCTGCTTTGCAGGGTTCATATCCTTCACGCAACTTAGAGGAGATATTGGTCGGGTCCTGTGCCCCCATAGACGCGATGCGAACCCAACGGTGAGACCACCCGGGACGGGGGTCAGGGCTGGGAAGCAGTTCCGGCGGACGCCATGCTTCAGCACGTTTAAATGCCACTTCACGGACATCAGCCTCGCGGCTACGACGATTTTGTTGAACCTGTTCCATTATTGATTCCTTCCAAGTTTTGCAACCTCTTTAGCGTATACCTCCAAAGGCACCCCAAGGCGACGAGCGATGTTGGCTTCAGATGTCTTCAGTTTGACGCGAGTAGGCGGAGTGCTACGGGCAGCCGGAGCTACAACCGTGGCAGATTTTGAGGCACGGCGTGGAGGTTCATCCTCATCAGCCGGTTCTGATACTTTCTTTGGAGGCGTATCATCGTCCTCATGGCTCTGAGTCTCAAAGTACTCAGGGAATCTTTTACGCATAGTCTGATCGACTTCTTTGAAGTACTCATCAGTACCGACGTAGTCAGAACCATACTGACGCTGCAACTTTTTGTCAATGCCCATGGCAGCCATGGTCATTTCTTCGTCTACCCCAAACCAATCCTTGTTGGTATCAACCCATTTCTTGGTCTTTGGAGGTAGCGCTTTAGTTGTAGGCTCAGGCTCTGCGTCCTTGAATTCCTCTTCCGGGGCCACGATAGGCTGCATATTTGCGGCCTTATCTAGCTTCAAAGTGGCCTTAGCAACCTCTTCTTGAGCCTCAACCAAGGCATCAGAATCGCCGGCTTCAAAGGCTTCCTTTAGCTTTTTCTTGGCAACTTCAAGATCCGTGGTGGCGGAGTTCTTGGTCTGCTCGATGATGACCTTGCTGCCGGATTCGATTTGCAGCTTCAGGCGTTTGTTTTCTTCAAACACCTGACGTGCAAACTTCTCTGCGGCCTCACGCTCACGCAGGGCGCTTTCCTTTGCCCGGCGTTCATCGTGGTATCCGCGTGTAAATTTCTTGATTCGGGACTGTACCTTCTCGTCATAGGAAGAAAGCTCTTCATCAGAAGGCTCTTCCGGGGGCGGTGCCGACTTGCGGCCACGATCCTCTGGTGGGGTATCGTCCTCGATCTCGATCTCTAGTTCCTGAGCGACGACCTTTTCATCGTCTTTCTTCTCATCAGGGAACTTAAATTCCTCGCGTTCAATTTCCATTTAAATCTCCTTAGCTTGCACGCGTTACGCCACGCGGATCTTCAACCACGGCCTCCACGGAGTCGTCGTTGATCAGCCTGAATTCACGTCCGTGAATCTTCAGGCGGGTTCCAGAGTTGGGTCGCACAATGACAAAGTCGCCTTTCTTGCAGGATGGCCCGCTGGGAAAGCGCTTCTCGTCTTTGTAGCAATCAGGACCCATCTTCACCACGAACAACACGGGGGTCAGGATCTCCTCGTGGTACATGGTTTTGGCGTCCTTGATGATTCCAACTTCACTATCAGAGAACTCTTCCATGGCCTCGGGGACCACAGTCAAGATGTGATAGGTCGCAGGATCAGGTAACTGCTTGGCTTTTTCTTCTGCGGACTTATCGAGAATCCCCGACAAATCCACGGCCAAGTCCGGATTGAAGTCACTCATCGTTTTGTTCCAGTCTTTGCACAAGGTCTCTAATGATTTGTTCTGCGGAGTTCAGACCTCGGATGATCCCGCAGACATGCCGATATTCGGCGTAATCAGCAGCGCGTCCCGTCGAGAGAAAGCTCTCTTGGTCGGCGCGTGTTTCTATGATGAGATTGGCGGCGTGCACCAATAGCTTTACTTCATTCACTCAGTTCCTTTTCGGTTAGGGGCGTTTGGACGCGCTGCCCGTTGCGCTTGTTGGATCGACATCTGAGCACGGTGTTTGGCAATGTCAGCGCCGATCCTCATTCCTTCGCTCTCCTGCTGGCGAGCGAGCTTGTCCTTTTGTGCAGCGGTGGTAGCCGCGACTTGCATTGCAGCGATCTCTTTCTGAGCCGCGATACGGGATTCTTCAATCCTGATTTGGTCCGCCTTGGCAGCGGCTTCGATCTGTTGTTTCTGCGCCTTGAGCTGGACTTCAGCTTCCTTGATCTTCAGCTCTTGCATCTGCATCTGGACCACCGGGTCCTGCATCTGCTGCTGGAACTGCTGCTGCTGCACCTCTTGGCTATTCTGTTTAAATAGCTCTTGCGCGGCGGCGGCAGCCATCTGGGCGATCTGGTCAGCCATCTGAGGCTCAAGAGCCTTGGTCTGCTCTTCGTTGGGCAGGATGATGCCCATACGCTTTTCCATCTCCCGGCGGTATTCAAAGGCAATGTGCTCGTTGATGTGAGCCATCATGGCTGCCTGAATAGCCTGCGCTTGAGGGTTCTGGCCGATGATCTGGGCCATCTTCGGGTCTTGCATAGCCATCATGTGGACCTGAATGTGGGCCTGATGGTTCTGCTCCATGAACGCCTTGATGGGCTTGCCGTTGATGACGTTCATGTTTTCCTGAATCGGATCGGTCGGGACCTCGTCCTCTTCAATCGGCACCAGCTTCTGAGCGTTCTTCACACCCAGAACATCAATCATCTGGCGGTGCAGCAAAGGCAGGTTATAGAGTTGCGGGGCTTGCTGGGCCAACTGGATGACTGCTTGGTACTGGACGACCTTCTGAGCCATGGTGGCTGCGTTGGGGTCGCTCACGGGGATCACATCTACTTGGTCGTAGTCCGACTTCTTGGCAAAGCGGCTGCCCTCTTCCGGCTCGTAGGCGTACTCTTCCGGGGTGTAGTCAGCGATGATGCTCTTGAGCAGTTTAAATTCCTGCTTCATCGAGTAGTGCATACGCGACTGCACTGCGCCCATGACCTTCAGGGTGCGCTCCAGCAGGGCCAGCGTCGTACCAACGGGGGCGTTGGCAGACATGTCGCTGACGTTTAAATCACCAGACGAAGCGAATGCACGGCCTTCCTGAACGATGTTCTGGAAGAGGCTGTACAGAACTTGGCTGGGTTCCTTGTACGGCAGGGGAAGAATGTTGTCGCGGATCGACCCGCCGGGGACATCTACATCTCGGAACTCTCCCGGAGCAATCGGAGTGTCGTCTCCCTTAATTCGCAGGCCACGGGACTTGAGACCACCGGGGAGGTTAGACAGAGTGCCAGCGTCAACAAGCTGCCGGATAAGCATCGTCGCGCTCTTGGCATAACCCCCGATGAGGTGGATGAGGCCATAGCCATAGAAGCCAAACCCGGGAATGTATTGGTAATGTACGAAGTGTTGTCGCTTGAGGTGGAGCTTGTCGCCTTCATACCAGTTCCTGCGGATGGCGAGGATTGTTCCGGTGCCCTTTTCAATGGTGATGACATACGGCAGGGCGATGCCGGTCTGTTCACCGTATTTGTTGGTGTGCTCGTAGCCGGGCAGGTCCATGTCCACATGCATCTCTAGGATGCGATAGCGGTCATCCTGAATGGCAGACATGCCTTGCTCTTCGGCCTTTTGCTTCTCGATGTCATCGAGTTCGCCGGTCGGCTCGCCCAGATCCACATCACGATAGAAGCCAGCCTCTTGCAGGCGGGTCACATCGTTGGTGGTCTTGCGCATGACATGGGTCACACGCTCGGCACGCTCCAGATCGGGAGCGCCGTAGGGCACCACGATGTCTTCTGCCGAGATGAACATAGCCACCTGACGGCCAATCGAGGGGTCGTAGTAGACCTTTTTAAACGCAGAGCCGGTGATAGGCAGGGACCACAGGAGCTTCTCGTGCTCCGGGCGGTACTCCGTCATCCGGTCGGTAAGCTGGTAGTTCATGTCGTTTTGCACACGCAAAGCGGCATCTTTCTTATCCAGCGTCTCTTTGCCGATAATCTGTGTCTTGACCGGCCCCATGGCGGGGAAGGTCTCCATGATCCCTTCAGCTTGGAAGCGGACCACGGACTCGGTGAGCATGGGGTGGAACACACCGCAGGCCCCGTCCCAAGGCTCGGTGCGGTCTTCGTACTTCAGGCCTAGGAGCTTTAAACCATCGACATAAGTTTGAACCCATTCCTTGCGGTCGCGGGTGTCTTTGTCAAAATCTGCGATAAGCTGGGATGCCAGAGAATCAAGCTCGGAGTCGTCCATGAACTCCGCGATGTTGGCATCAAAGTCCTCTGCGGTCTGGGGTGCCGGGGCTAGATCAATCTCGATGCCGTCCATGTCGATAGACACAGAATCCGGGTTCTCGATTTCAATCTCGATCCCCGGCTGTGCATCTTCTGC